GAAGGGTATACAGGATGGAAATGTTGACTGCCAACACAGGCACAGTCAATGTTGACACCATCAATGCCATACACACACAGGCAGATTCCACAGACACCACAGTGGCCTATTTGGCGGCTGGTGCTGGACAGACCCTGATGTGTGTGTACACAGTGCCAAGGGGCTACAGAGCATATTTGTATAGAGTCACTGCCACTGTGGAAAAGAAAGACAGGGATTCAAGGCTGAGACTGTTGGCCAAGCGAAACACCAACACAGAAATATTCAATGTCAAGGGACAATGGACATCATCAGGTGACAAGATTGACATTGAATACACAGTGCCTTTGGTATTTGGCGAGCAGACAGACATTGAACTCAGAGGCAAGATGGGCTCAGTGGCCACACCAATGGGTGGTGAATTTGACATCATATTGGAGAAAAATTAATGAAACTTTCAGTGCCTCAATCAACTGTCGCCAAAGATGAAACAAGATTCAGAGTTTTATCTTGTGGCAGAAGATGGGGGAAATCAACACTGGCAATGAGAGAATTGGCCTACCACGCGAGAGAACCTGAGTCAGTGTGTTGGTATGTGACTGGAAGTTATAGGGCCGCCAAAGGGTTGGCCTGGGAACCTTTGAAGACACAATTGGGCAAACTCAATTGGATCAAGAAAGTCAATGAAGCGGAATTGACAATCTATTTGAAGAATGGTTCCAAGATTTGTTTGAGAGGTGCTGAAAATCCTGATGCACTGAGAGGTTTCTACATCAAAGGTATCCTTGTAATGGATGAATTCCAAGACATTGATCCAAAGGCCTGGGAAGTGCTGAGACCAACACTGTCAGATCACAATGCGAGGGCATTGTTCTGTGGCACACCAAAAGGTAGGGCAAACCAATTGTTTGATTTCTATCAAAGGGGTCAGGACAAGACAGAAGAACAATGGTCATCTTATTCATACACCACAGCACAAGGCGGTTGGGTGTCAGATGATGAATTAGAACAGGCAAGAAGAGACCTTGATGAAAGAACATACAGGGTTGAATATGAGGCAGAGTTCGCCAACTATGAAGGTGTGGTCTACTACGCCTTTGACAGGGCAGTGAATGTTGACCAGATCAATTTTGATAAGCCACAACAGATCATCCACATAGGCGTTGACTTCAATGTGAATCCAATGAGTGCTGTGTGCTTTGTGTATCTCAATGATCATTTCTATTTCATTGATGAGATTGAGATGTTTGGATCAAACACAGATGAACTGTGCCAAGAGGTCCTAAGAAGATTTCCAAACGCCAAGATATTTGCTTATCCAGATGCTTCAGCCAAAGCTCGCAAGACAGCGTCAGGCGGCAAGACTGATGTAAGTATAATGCAAAACAATGGCTTCATAGTGAAAATGTTCAACAGAAATCCAGCGATAAGAGACAGAATCAATGCTGTCAACACACAATTAAAGAATGGTGCAGGCTTGTCCAACATCACCATCCATCCAAAGTGCAAGAAATTGATACAATCTTTGGAGAGACAGATTTACAAACCTGGAACCAACACTCCAGAGAAAGACACAGGTTTTGATCATATGAATGATGCATTTGGTTATCCCATTGCATATCTAAAACCAATACGCAGACAGTATGAACAACAAGAACAACCACAACAATGGGGGGTAAAGGTAGCATAATATGGCAATCAACACAACAACATACACAACAAACCAAGATCCAAATGACATCAGTTTCATGTATCATCAGATTGGTGTGCACCAAGAGTATGAAGCACACTATCAGAGATGGCAGTTTTTAATCAATTCATATCTAGGAGGTCATGAATACAGACTTGGAAAATATTTGACAAGATATGTGTATGAGTCAGATTCAGAATACTATCAGAGATTGCTGTCAACACCACTGGACAACCATGTCAAGAATGTGGTGCACACCTACAACTCATTCCTATACAGACATCCAGTCAAGAGAGATTATGGCAGTCTGTCAAACAATGCTGAATTGGAACCATTCCTTGAAGACACTGACCTTGAGGGCAGAACATTTGACGCCTTTATGCGTGATGTCAACATCATGGCCACAGTGTTTGGACACTCACTGGTATTATTGGATAGACCAAAATCAAATGCGGGCACCAAGGCAGAAGAACTGGCACAAGGCATCAGAACATATGCTGTGCATTACACAGCACCAAATGTACTGGACTGGGAATTCACAAGGCTACCATCAGGACACTTTGAACTCACATATTTGAAATTGCTGGAGATACAGACCAAGGCATACAACCAACCAACAGAATACTACATCAGAGAATTCACCAAAGACTCAATCAGACTATCTGTGTATCTTCCAGGACACAAGAAAGACAAACTTCAAATGATTGAAGAACAGGCAAATGAACTAGGCAAAATACCTGCTGTGTTTGTGTATGCACAAAGATCACCATCAAAAGGAATTGGCGTTTCAGATGTTGGTGACATCGCAGACACACAGCAGGCCCTTGTTAATATGGCCACAGAGATTGAACAGTTGATAAGACTGCAAAACCATCCTTCTTTGGTAAAAACCAATGACACAGATGCGGCAGCTGGTGCAGGTGCGATAATCACAATGCCAAATGAAATGGATGCTGGATTGAAACCATATCTATTGCAACCATCCGCACAGTCAATTGAAGGCATACTACAATCAATGCAACATCACATACAGGCCATTGACAGAATGGCACACTTGGGTTCAATCAGAGCGATTGAAACAAGACAGATGTCAGGTGCGGCTATGATCGCAGAATACACATTGTTGGATAACAAACTTTCAGAGAAGGCAAAAAATCTTGAACTTGCTGAAGAACAAATTTGGAGACTTTGGGCGGAATGGCAAGGTGAGGCATTTGATGGAGAGATTGTGTATCCAGAAACATTCCATGTCAGAGACAAATCAATGGATATGGATCTATTGTTGAAAGCATCACAGGCCAACCCAACAGATCCAAAAGTAAGAAGAGCCATTGACAAGAAAATACTTGAGACACTGTTGGATCAGGAAGAGATGCAGGAATTTGATGAGGAAGAGATACTACATCCTGTGACAACACCCCAGACAAGAACACAACATATACAAGAAATGATCATGCAGGGATACACAGACCAACAGATGTTGGATCTACATCCTGAGATCACACAGGCGGACATTGACACAGCCAAACAACAACTATTGAATTCAAACAATGATGCAGGATAAGAATGGTTTCCATTTTGATTTTGATCCCTACAATTGGTTGATCCAAATTGAAAACAGGCAGATTGAACTAGAAAACAAACACAACATCGCCATCAGGAATCAAAAAGAGATGGCCATCGCCTACAATGATCTTGGCAAGAAGTATGATGCACTCAAGAAAAGATTTCAAGAATTAGAAACAGCGATGTGGCGAACCAAGAACAAGGATGACCTAGTCAAGCAGTTCTATTCATTGTTGGGTAGACCAGAGAGATAATGCCAAAGCCAAATCAACAGATGATAGCCAATGCCAAGCGAGCTCTCAAACTGAGGGATCAAGCACCTAAATCTAAGAAAGGCGGCACTGCTGTTGGTTTAGCCAGAGCCAATCAATTTGCCAAAGGCAAAAATGTATCTATGGACACTGTTAAAAGGACATTTTCTTTTTTAAGCAGAGCAAAAACTTATTATAAACCAGGCACCAATAGCAAAGGCACCCAGGCATTTTTATTATGGGGTGGTAACGCTGGTTTATCCTGGGCAAGAAAACTCCTAAAAAAATAATACCAAAATTTTCCTACCATAACTATTGATATGCGAGGACGCGGAACCATCACAGGCATTGAAATTTTTGACACACCCACGCACCAGGCCCTTGAACAACAACTCAAGGAATACTACAAACACAATGAATGGTGCAAGAAACTAAAATCTAAAAGATCAGCACAGCGAGCTCGCAAGGCACTGATCAAAATCAAGAAATTGGCACATATGCGTGGACTTGAACTGTTGGCACTGTACACAGTTGATCCAAAACGCCAAAAGGCATCAAACCTTGAACCAGGCACTCCATTATATCGCAAATTTATGGAAAACAAAGGCAAGTAAATATTAGTATGACAATGACAACAACCAACAATCCTGCACTACTAACGCCAGGATCAGCGACAAGGAGAAAACCAATGGCAATGACTAAGAAGAAAAAGAAAAAAGGGGGAAAAAGAGGGGGTAAGAGAAAATAATCTCTTACAATTTCTTATACTGCGGATGTGTTTGGCATCTGTAGTCAATAGCATAGACACTTATGTTATGTGCCTCCGCAGCCTTTTTCCTACTATCAAAAACACCTAATTCTGTTTGTATTCTGCGTCTACAAAAAGTATAATCTTGATCTTTGATATTTTGTAATTGTGTGGCACAATACACATTACCAAATTCATAGGCACCTTGATCATTGTATCTACACATACACATTTTTTTGAAGGAACTGTCTTTGGCTTGGGTGTTTTTGTCTATACCATTTGATAACCACCAATCATAC